TTCTAGAATTGCCACATCTTAAAGATTATAATAGTTTAGATACGAGCCTGGAAGTAGCCCTAAAGAGATATTACGTTATTCAGGAAGGCACACGCCCAACTGAAGGATATTCCCCTACTTGGTGGCCACACCTTTGGCGTGTTAAGGCTACGCCACTGGTTGATAGCCAAGAGTACAACGATATTTTAAATAAGATAGAACTAGATGCGGATGGAGAAAGTACTGGCTCAACTTTACGTGATTTATTAAGCACTTATCAGAAAGAGCTAGAAGTTACTAACAAGGTAGTAGAACAAGCAGAGGCAGAAGTTCCGGAAAGTGGATACGATACTAGCAAATATTATGTTGTTCCTACAGATAGCACAGGCAAACCTTTAGAGCCAAAAGGGCACAATGCTGATAGTACTTTAGTTACAGCAGACAGTGACGTACAGGACGCAAGTAGCACAAGAATAAGTCCTGACAACACACGAGCATACAGCGGATATTTGGTTGGTGATGGACTTGCTCCTAATGGATATCCTATAGAAATGGGTACTGCATTTCCTGGTGGCGCAAACGAAGGCGACTATATACTACGATTGGACTTTTTGCCCAACAGGCTGTTTAGATACAGCGGAACACGCTGGGTCAAAGTAGAAGATGATGTGCGTAGCAAGCTCACACCAGGCACAGGAAACACATTACGTGATGGGTTTATTAATAATAGTGCTACTACTTCAAGAGACGATAATACTATTATGAGCCAGAGACAAGCACTAAGCAGTGTACTAGAAGCTAAGGAAGATAGTTAATGGCGCAAACATTTTTTTATGATGAGCAAGTAAGGCGTTTCCTACTACAATTTATAAGAGTATTCAGTAACTTTCAAGTTGAATACGGCAAGGATCGTGCTGGCAACACTACTCTACTCACAGTACCAGTAAAATATGGAGATGCTACTCGTATGGTGTCTAGTATTATACGTGAAAACAGCGAAAACAAGGTAGTTCCCACGCCTATGATTAGTTGCTATGTTACTGCAATGGAATATATGCCAGATCGCAGACAGGATCCAGCATTTGTTGACAAACGTCACATTCGTATGAGAAAATATGATGAAGATTCTGGGGAATATTTAACTACACAAGGCAATGCATATACTGTAGAACGTATGATGCCTGTGCCCTATCAACTTACATTAAATGTAGATATCTGGACAAGTAATACTACGCAAAAGCTACAACTATTAGAACAATTATTGGTTTTATTTAATCCTGCGCTAGAAATACAAAGCACAGATAACTATTTAGACTGGACAAGCCTAAGTTATATTGAACTTATACAAACACAATGGAGTAGTAGAGCAATTCCTGCAGGTGTTGATGATCAGATTGATATCGCTACACTAACATTTACTGTGCCTATATGGTTAACAGCACCTAGTAAAGTTAAAAAACTTGGCGTTATACAAAAAATTGTTGCTAGCATATATGATGAGAGCGGAAGCATTGCTGATGGTATAATTGACAACGATATGATTCTGGGCGATCGTATGAAGTTTACCCCAATGAATTTTGGAATATTATTAGTAGGTAGCCAAGTAAGCATCTTACACAGAGAAGAAACAACTACAAACAAAGTTGATTACGATCCATTAAATGATCCTCCGACAAAGATTCCAGCAGCCGCAGAAGAGACTACCTGGAAAGCACTAATAAATCAATATGGAGATCTCCAAGCAGGTATAAGCCAACTTAGACTGGAAGTTGGCACAGGTGAGATTATAGGGACTGTTGCACACCATCCCAGTGATGATTATAAGTTGTTGTTTACAATTAATGAAGATACAAAACCAACAAACACAATGACTGCTGTACTAAAAATTATTAATCCTTTAAACAATGCTCCAGGGGCTGGGTTAAGCGCATCAAGTGCTGGGCAACGTTATTTAATTCTTAATGCAATTGGTGATAGCGGCAACACAGACGGTGCAGACGCATGGAAAAGTACTGCAAATGTAGACTTTGTTGCTGGTGCTAATGATATTATTGAGTATGATGGCAGCCAGTGGGAAGTAAAGTTTGACAGTAGTAGTGAATCGGGCGTTCAATATATAACAAACACAACTTCTGGTATCCAGTATAAATGGAACGGGACTTCTTGGGTAAAGAGTTATGAAGGCGAATACAGAGCAGGGGACTGGTCTCTAGTTATATGAACCAAAGCATTGGTACTATATTTTTTGCTACAAATACAAAACGCTATCTATTTTTATTACGCAATAAAGACAGTCATGGCGACACATGGGCGTTTGTTGGGGGCAAGGTAGAAAACAATGAGAGTGCTATACAAGGACTATCAAGAGAGATTGTAGAAGAAGTTGGATTTGAACCTCCAATAAGTAAACACATTCCTATAGAAAAATTTACAAGTAAAAATAAAAAATTTGAATATCACACGTTTATAAGTGTAGTAGAGAATGAATTCATTCCCACGCTTAACGACGAACATAAAGGATATGCTTGGGTAACTATTGACGGGTGGCCCAAACCATTACATCCTGGTGTGTTTAGTACATTTAAAATTAAAGAGATTATGGGTAAGATTAAAACTGTTAGTGAGCTATTTGTTACAAATTACTCGTAACTCCTAAATGTGATATGCTTGTAAACGTGTTAATATCTATAGTTGTAAGGTTGTGACACCAGTTAAACTCGCTAATAATATTTTCTCTAAATTTTCCCTGTGATCCTTGCACATGATAAAAATTAACATCCTCATACATATTAAATACAGTCGTTAACTGGTGTATTAGTTTACTGTTTATTGCATTGAAATCTGTAATGGGTTGATAACTTTTTTTCATTTGTGGGTATATATGATCTATAGATTCACTATATAAATCAAATCCAATTAAAAATATATTTTTATGTCCATCGGCTGCCGCTAATCGTGCAGCCGCAGGGCCCGCAAACATTTTTTCATAATGTGGATATAGATGCAATATTCCTGGATATTTAACTATGTTTTCACGATTACTGTAAACAATATTTTCGTTAGCATAACCAGATTTTTGTATGCTTGAACACACTTCTGCATTAAAGCATATAAGAAATGTAGGAGTAAAATCTTTGTATAGTAGATTACATCCGTAGCTTTGGCCAACATTTTCTGGAGCCAGGCTTTTTGTGAAATCTCTACTAGCTCTTATCCCGTTTAATGCTTGTAAATTATGTTTATTTCTACTAGGGCCATTGCCTATTATAAATGCAGATTCAGAGGGATCTTCGTTAAAAATAGTTTTAGGAATCCAAATACTATTGTCTTCTTTGTTACCATCGCGCCAACTGAGACTGTCAGTAACCATTTCACCTTCGTAGTCAGAAGTATAAAATTTGTGCATTTTTTAACGTATACCTACTGCCACTTCTATAATCTTGATATCCTCGCCATCTGTATCGGCTAAAATCTTTCCAATTACACTACCATAAGGAGGATTACTTTCGTCTCTCCAGCTAACGGCAACTCCTGGCTCGTCACTGGTTACCATTAGATCGCCTTTTTGTGCAAACCCTTTTACTTTAGTAGGAACTCTACCTAGCAATGCTACAGGAGGATGTAAGTCGTCAGTAAGATCTGGTTCTCTGTGTGGGCTATTCATTATACAGTATGGAGCAGTAGAAACAACACCAATCACTCGTCTATCCCATTTAGATGTGCTTTCAGTAATTTCAGCTTCCCCGCCAAAGACTAAAACAGTTCCGGGTTCATAAACTGCATCAGCATGATAACGTTCTGCAACGTCAGCGTACTGTGCTTCTTTGGCGTTTGTTAAAAATCCGCCGGCTGTTGAACCATCATGAACACGTATTGCATCAAGTTGAGTGTCAATACTAAGCTCTCCCAGTGCACCTGTAAATGCATTATTTTGTGCTGTGGTTCCTCTTCTAAATTGTAATACTGTAGGCATAGTTTACTCCTGTCTTATATTTATAATGTTCCTAGATCCAAGCCAGTACCTGAACTGTCTTGTATGCTACCAACTGGATCACTCGCATCAAACACTGTACCTAGATTAACACCAAACGCATCAGTGCCGCCTGATTCAAAAGGTGTTTCCTGTTCTGTTTGTGCTGCGTTATAACTTAAATCGTAGTTGCCGTCGGTGCCTGGTATAGTTGTAATTGTACTATTTGGATAGCTAGATCCACCACCACCGCCGCCGTCGCCGGCGTCTGCCCAACTAAGTGTGCCGCCGCCATTGGTGCTCAATACCTGCCCATCGGTTCCGTCTGTATTAGGCAAGGTCCATGTAGTACTGCTAGTAACTGTAGAAGCAGCTCTAAATGAAGTATAATTTGAACTGTCACTGTCATAAAACTTTAATTCATTTTGTGCTAATACACCAACTGCTCCACTAACGTCTAATTTATTAGCAGGGCTGGTTGTGCCGATACCAACATTGCCGCTGCTGTCGATACGCATCTTTGAAGAATTATCGACAGTAAAGTTTATATAACTACTTGCGTGGGCGTTGTTAGTGTCGGCTTGTAGAAACAACGGTCCCTGCGTATTTGTCACCGCCATAGTGCCGCTGCCGGTTCCAAACCCAACGATGCCGTGGTTAGCCCCACTTGCTTGAAATATTGCCCGACTAGTTATTGCGCCGCCCAAAACTCCATCACTATCGTTTAGATGAATTTCTGGCGACGTGGATTCAATATCAAGTTCAGCAGTCGGAGCCGTTGTCCCAATACCGACATTGCCACTGCTGTCGATGGTAAGTCTATCATTAGTGCCGATAGCAGTATTGTCTGAGATTTTAAAAGACGAGGAGTCCGTACCAATGGCGAATGTGTTGGAAGCACTAGCAAATCTTATTTGTGGGTCTCCACCACTAGCGTTAATGTCTATAGTTCCAGTAGACCCAACATCACGTGTGAAGGTTGCTAAAGATTGCCCTCCACCGCCGCCCGTGACAAGAAGACCAGACCCTGATGCTGCGTTATCGTCGATATGGAGTTTTGCCGACGGAGCCGACGTGCCAATACCGACGTTGCCGCTGCTGTCGATACGGACCTTCTCAGAGCCGTTAGTTTCTAAAACAGTAACACTGCCGCCTACATTAAGAGGCACATACGCACCAACGCCGTTGTTTACACCACGAATATATGAAGATGTACCGGACGCTCCGATAGCTACAGACGCACCACCTGCCCCGGAACCGCCACCAATTACAGCGACATTTACATCGTCAACGCCAGACTTGAGGACTTCAAGTTTTCTGCTTGGACTGGTCTGTCCAATGCCGACATTGCCGCTGCTGTCGATGGTGACGGCGGTGCTGCTGGCATTGTCGTCAATACCAGTTGATTCAAAACCGGCAATAATGCCACTCATAGTACCACCTGCCAGTGGCAACTTAGTAGCAATACTATCGGTTACTGTTGTTGAAAAATTAGCATCATCACCCAATGCTGCTGCTAATTCATTCAAAGTATCAAGTGTTCCAGG